TTCGCATGTGGGGCATGTGTTCATGGTGTGGGTTTTGGTGGTGGGGTTGGGGGTGTTGGGGGGTGGCGGTGTGTGTGCCGGTGGGTGGTTGAACCGGGGGTGGTCGAGGGTTTAATCCTGGTGGTGGTCGTTGAACCGGGGTGAGCGGGTCGTCTGGTGGGGAAGCTGGGCCGGTACACCGGTTTGGGATCCCAGTTTTTCGGGTGAGGGGGCGGCTGCTGCGTTGTTCGACGGTCGTACAACGGCTGGCCGTTACCTCGCCTTGAGCTTTGGCATGAGACCACGATGACATGACCGGCGACAAGTACCATCGCGTGGTCGGCAGCGATGCCGGCACCCACACCCGACAGACCGACAGGAACGAGACAGCATGTACACCGTCAAAATCGCGTGGCAACGTATCGACGCCGAAGGCACCGAAACGGATCAGACCACATTCTTCATCCTCGCCGACCAGGTCCGAGTCCACGGCCCGGTCACAGCGACCGGCATGACCGAATGGCAGGACGTCGACTTCTACGAATGTCGGATCGCCGAAGAACTCGAAAACGGCGAAACGAAACTGCGCGACGGACGGCTCATCGCGACAAGGCTGAAAGACGTCGACACCTGGTACACGGCGTCGCGTGCATGGCTGCTCGGCCCCGACGGACGGACCATCGAGCGGATCGCGCCGTAGCCCGTCAAGCTGCAGCGGTGCGGACCTTCGTACACCGCTGCAGCTATCAGGCCACCGACGAACCTACAGGAGCCGGTCGCATCCCAACAGGCTCGACACGGGACTGTCCGACAGCTCCGACTCGATCGGAGCGCGACGTCGGCCCGAACGGTCGCACAGGAACCCGTGCACATATCCCAGATGAGCGACCGTCAGATCGTGCACCGACACAGGATGTTTCGACGACGGCTCATGCCGCGACAAACGCCAGTCGCACAGACCGCACGCCACATGAGTCCACACCGGGAAGATCAACGCTCCCACCAAAACGGTTCACGGTCACGACGGCCCTGCGCACGGAACGCCAACAACGACACCTCGAACATCGCGGCGCCAGCACCGAACAGAAACAGCCAGCCCAAACCTCCCGCCGCGGCAGACACCGCGAGAAGCAAACCCAGAACAACGACCAGCGCCGTCATCGGGGACGACCCCACTTCGGGTGATTGCCGAACACGTCGCCCACATGAACCGCGCAACGCTCAAGCGCGACCAGCAGCTCGTCGTCAGCCTGACAGTGCATCGAGTATCCGAGGTGCTGGCCCGACGGCAACGGGCGGGCCATACACCAACCCTCCGGCGCAGGACTCGGAGCGTCGGCCGAAGACGACGCCACGACCGTCACCGTCCCGTCGTCGTGGCGGAGAAGTTGCAACCGGGACATCCGGTGCCGGTCCAAGAGCATCCGTTCCTCGACCAGAGCGAACGCCAGCTTCGTCGCTGTCGCCGCAGCGAACTGTTCGATCAGCGACAACTCGATCTGGTGCCCCTCGGCGGTGCTGGTCATCGCGACATCATGTCGTTCTGTGCCCACGTCTCGAACCGGTCGTGGATCGCGACAGCCGACGGGCACGGGATCGCGTACCCTCGGCGGCGGTCGTTCGGCTGGTGATGACGGAGCACCTTGTCCGACAGCAGACCACGCTCGAACATGTAGTCGTACGCCACGTTGCGGACAGCGTCGGACCAGCGCGAGTCGGACGTCGTCGCGTAATTCCCGCCAGCCATCGGCCCGGCATGATCCGGCATCACGAGACGTTCCCAGCCGGAACCGTCGCCGCCGAAACCGTCTTCGGATTCAGCGGCCGCGACCAGGATCGGGATGCCCGTCGGGCCCGTCACCAGCAGAGCCGGCGGTCCGGCAGCGCCGCCCGCATCAAACGGGCCGTCCACGTTCATCACACACACATGAGTGACACCCGACGAGATTCCGCCGTTCGTGCAGTCCGTACCGAACACTCCCACGATCATGCCCATCAGCGGACCTCTACGGCAGGAACGATGCGGCCGACCGAGATCGTCGCCGCCATCGAGTACGACCCGTACGGCATCGCCCACTCTTCGCCGCGTTCGTCGACGTGGACCTTGACCCGGCGCATCTTGGAGAACTTGTCTTCCAGCGTGATGAAGCACTTCGAGCGGGACACGACGGTCATCACGTCGTTTGCGTTCGACCAGGTCGGCCAGAAGGCCAAGTAGCTCGACCCGACCTCAAAGGCGGTGGTGGTGGTGACTTCGGTGGTTGTTGGCATGGGAACCTCTTTCGCTTGATCCGACAATGTAAGTGTACCACCGACCGACACAGACAGATGTTCAGGGTTCGTCAAGACTTCTCGTCCTGCCAGGTGATCGGCCACGGGCCCCGACGTCGCTTCCGGGACTCGAGGCCACCGTCACGTTCGACCACCGCCCGGTACGCCGGGATCCCGTTCCGCAAACACACCATCATGTGCTTCCAGTCGACCGGGCGCCACACCTCGATCAGAACGTGGCGGGCCTGCGACTTGTCGAGCATCGACAGCCACTCCGGTTGGCCGTCACCGAACGAGCCCTTGTGAGCCTTGAGTTCGGCGATGACCAGACCGTGCCGAGCGTGTGCCATGACCACGTCAGGGAAACCGACGTCGCCTTTCACCGCGGTCGCCCACCGACCCGACTGCGTCTTCGATGTCCGCTCCGCATGAAACCGCCATCCGAACATCGGGGCCGTCTCGCGTAGCTTGTCCTCGAACAGCGTCTCAGAGATGTCGGCGCCCAAACCGAACAGGCTCACAACCCGCGAATCTCGTCCATCTCGGCAGCCACGTTCGCTGCCATCGTCTCCAACCGTTCCGCCTCGTCGAGCATCGCTGCGCGTTTGTACCGTTCCGACTCGGCGAGGAACAGAGCGCCCGCCTTCACCAGATTCCTGATCGGTGACGGGGAGGGCTTCCACCACTTCGGATGAAACGGCCACAGCACCATGTTCGTCTGAGGTGGCGCCTCGATCGCGTGCGTCAAATACAGATATGCGAACCCGGCCTGTTCCAGCGACGACGCCGTGTGCTCGTCGTCGTGAGCGTGCGTCCAGCCTTCGACGCTGATCTGGCGGAGCCGTTCAGCGAGGATCATCTCCCTCGACGTGACCGTCATCCCGGGTCGTCCGGCAACGGGATGTCGTCGTCGGCCGGCTCCGCCAGATCCTCGATCTTCGGGCCGTCAGGCTTCTCGACCGGATCATCCGGCTTCTCCGGCTTGTCCGGATCAGGCTTCTCGGCCGGTGCATGAACGTCGATCTTCGACATCTCCTCATCAAGCCACAGATCAGCCGTCGGCACCTGAGCGGCCGTCAACGAGTGCGGCATCCCGAACAGCTCCACGAACTGGTTCTTCACACGGACCATCTCGTCACGGTCCACGATCTGAGAGAACCGGTCCACGACCCGAGCGACGTCGTCACGGTTCGCCGGAGGAATACCGCCAGTCAGCCACTCCGCGTAATCCTCGGCCAGCTTGCGTTCCAGCCCGGCAGGGAACATCCGTCCGACCGGGACCGCCGGGGTCCGCGACTTCGTGACCGTGATCTGATGGTTCATGTCGATGTCAATTCCGACGTTCATCTCATAGACCAGCGTGTCGTCCTGGACCGGAGCGAGCCCTAGCTTCGTCACCGTCTGGTTGTTCTTGCCGCCCTCGATCAGATAGTCCATCTTCGACCGGACACACAGGATCACGTGCGAACTCGTCGACAGAATCTGTTCGACCATCCGCTCCTGGATCGGGCGGGCAGCTTTCCAGCCGCCGATCGCACCGCCAGCGATATCGAGTGTGCCGCCCTGGCCCTGCCAGAACTTCGAGAACGAGTCGATGATCGTCACGATCGGTGGGTTCCTGTCGATCTCTTCCAACGTCTCACGCAGCTCGTCGGGCGAGTACGGAGGTCGCCACGGCAGATGAGAGAACTTGAACACGTCGGCGTAGGTCAGCGACGATTCCTTCTCGGTGTCGATCACCAGGATGTCGGCCGCTTCCACCGTGTTCAGATCGACCGGCTCGTCGACCGTGCCCCCAGCGGCCAGATGCTTCTCGAACGCGACGAGGTACGTGGCGATCGACAGAGACGTCCACGACTTACCGGCACCCGACGGTCCCGACACCAACGCCCGACCGAACATCTTCGGACGGGCAGCCTCCTGCACAGAACGCAAACGGGAGCCCATCAGCAAAACACCTTGAACTTGACGGGGCCCAGCTGCGGGATGTCCGGACCGGTCGTCGACCGTCCCGCCGTGTCCGTGTAATGGACTTCCTCGAAACCGGGGACGTCCATCTTCGGTCGGCACCACGCCCACACAGCGCCTTGCCTGTTATTCGCTACGTTCAAAACCTCGAACACCAGCCACGCGGCATTCCGCATATCGGAGTCGTCGTTCAACGCCAGCTCGGTCGGATCAGTTGGTCGATCATTCATGTAGCCGACGGTAGACCCGACGGCGACACTCAGGACTCAGTCACAGGTTCAGGCGACGCGACACGGAACGGACGGCCCTTCGGGTTGTCCATCTTCTCGGATGCCTTCTTCTTCTTGTACGGCTTGAACCCGCCCCCACCGAACACGCGGACATCGCGCTGCGCCGCCGACCGGAACTGGCGAGGCGGTTTCGGGCCGAACCGGGCCGCGAACGCGACCAGCCGGTCGGGATCGACCGCCGGCTCCGAATCGGATTCCTTCATGGTCATTTCCTCCGTGTCTTCGGAACCGAGTTCGTCGTGGTCGTGGGCTGAGCACTCGGCGCAACAAGGCTCCAGCGACATCGGGCCCGACGCCACCAGCGCGTACACCTCGTCGTGGTCGATCGCCACCGCGACATCGCCTGGCTCGACCATCATCCCGGCCGACGCCACCAAAGTCTGCGGCAGCTTGAACCCGGAGTTGTTGACCGCGAGCATCGCGCAGCATTCGCGTGGCACCCCGTTGATCGTGCGCCAGTCCGGCGAGATGTCCGAACCGCGCAAGGCACGGAGCTGCTCCGGGCGGGCGGTCGGGCGAGCCGCGCCAGCGATCGCGATACCGAACCGGTCCTCATACGGCACCACGTCGAGAAGCGCCGAGCCGGTGTTCGCGTAGAACGACTGAGCGTCCGACGCCTGCCAGCGAAGATCGGGGTGAACGGTGTCCATCACGACCGGACCGGTACGGACCGACGTGCCCTCAGCAGTGATGACCGTGCCATTACGGAACGCCGCGTACTTCGTGCGCGACTTCGGGACCGGCACACACTTCCCGGCGAAACTGATGTGACAGGTCCCCCACGCCGCGACGTGACCGAACACCTGCCCCGACGGAGTGATCGTGAGCGGCGTCAGTTCCTTCAGACGCTGGTCGTCGAACCATGCTGCGGGCGGCTCGACCGGGATCGACGCGCCGGCCGAAGCCACGAGAGTTTCGATGCCGTCGACGTCGAGGAAGATTCGGGCGGTCATGCCCTGGCTTGCCGACGCCGCCATCGGAGTCTCGCCCTCGATGTCCGGGTCGCCCATGTTCTCCAAATCGAACTCGATGAACGCTTCCATGAACGACGCGAACGGTGTCCCCGTCAAACCCATGATCCGGCCCTCGGTGATGATCTGCTGTTTCCCGTTCGCGGTCTTGACGTCGAGCATCTTCACACGGTCCACGTCGATCGACACGCCCCGCATCATCATCTGGTCCATCGCCCGAGCAAACGTCATCGCGTCGTCGGTCAGCGACGGATCCATCACACCGGTCGTTTCGAGCTCACCGTTGTCGAGCCGCACGATCGTGTCGATCCGACCAGCGATCACGGCACCATCGTGGCCTTGACCGGCGACCGGGTTCTCGAGCTGCACCATGAACGGCAGAGGCAGATCGCGCCACGTCAACGCGCCCGGTGCGATCCCACGCGAATCGCCTGTCTCCAAACCTTCGACTGCCATCGTGCCGCGGAACGGGATCGGGAGACCAGCGTCGATGTACTTCTGGACGAGACCGCCGCTGACGGAGAAGGTTGCGAAACGCATGGACCGATACTACGAACATCCGCAGCCTGAGTAGCGGACCGGCTACGACAGGCGAGCGATGATCGCCGGCAGCTGGTTGTCGATCCGATCACGGATCGTCGACACAGACCGGGACCGGACCGAGTCGGACACGCCAGCGCGGAGAAGCGACGCGTCGTACTCGTTGACGTTGAACGTCGACAGCTTCGACAGCTGCAACGCCGCTTGCTGGTCCGACATGTCGCCGTACAACCTTCGGCCCTGGTTCGACGTGCGAAGCGAATCGGGTTCGACCCACGCCTTTCCGGGAGCGAACGACGGCTTGTCCGAACCCATCGCCCGGTATTGCATCGACCCGCCGACGTCTATCCGGTACAGCGTGCCCCGGGATTCGAGCACGTTGTCACCCGACAGGCCGTACGCATCCCACGACGAAGCGAGAGCGTCAGCTCCGAATCCTTGCTGCGCCTGGAACTGCAGGTCCGACGTCATGTTCCCGCCGACGATCGAGCCGAGCGAACCGTCATCGTCCTGAATCGCTTTCTTCGCCACGACCCATTGGCCGGGCGACACTTCGGCGATCGTCGTGTCGTCGACCGGGACACCGAGCTGCCGGTACAGCATCTGTGACGCCAGCTCGTTCTCGGCGTGCTCGCGCGTCGGGGCCGGTTTCACCAGATAGCGCTGACCGTTCTCGTCGCGATGCCAGCCTCCGCCGTTCGATCCGAGCGGACCGCCGATCTTGTCCATGCTCTGGATGTCCGACACGGGTGGCATGCCCGACATGTTGTCCGGTGTCAGTTCGGCCGCGGCGACTTCCTTCTTCATCCGTTTCGTATGCGCCGCCTTCATGCCCGGCGACGTGTGATCACCCGCCTGGCACTGAGCGCCCTTGCACCATTGGCCTTTCGTGGACCGAGGGACAGCGAACGAGATCGGCCCGGACACAGCCAGCGACCGGCGGCGCGCCGACATGCCGTAATGCTTCCCGTTGATCCCCTCGCCCATCGTGAAGTCGCGTGCGTGAGTGATGAGCTGCCACATGGGAACCGACGCCTGGAACGCGATCATCGCCCGCTCGTGCTCACCGACAGACAGGATCGCCTCCGCCGCCCATCGGTGATGACCGTCGAGAATGTGATCGTCCGACGAAACCCACAACGGCATCTCCGACGAACGGAGCCGATCCTGGCGGATCGCTCGGATCATCTTGCCGACCTTGCGACCGTCGAGCTGGTTCTGAGTCGCCCACAACATGGCCGGGTCGATCCGGACCGTCGACACCTTGACGTTGCGGCCAGCGAGGAACTCGGCGAACGCGTCGACCTTCTCCGGTGGAATCTGCGGCATGTCCGAACGGCGCAACGGGTTCTGCGCGACCGAGCGGAACATGTTCGGATGCCCGGCCACCTGAATCAACGTCAGGTCCGAAGCCGACGGACGGCTGCCGAGGTCTTCGACGATCGCGACGATCTGGTCCGGGTCGACCGTGACCGTCTCAGCGTCCGTGACCGTACCGGCGACCGACGAAGGGCTCGAGGCTCGGAACACTTGGATCGACGCCGACGAGATCAGTCCGGCGCCGGTCCCTGACGACACGATCACGTACCGCGGGGTGCCGGCCGAGATGCCGGTGTTATCAATGATGTTCCATTCGTCGAGCTGAGACGTCACGGACTCGAACGCCTCACGGTTCACCGTCCTCCCACCGGGGAGACGAGACCGTTCGATGTAGGCCGACGGCACATATCGGCCTCCTCTCGCCCAGCGGCCCTCAGCCGAAGCGATCGACTCGTCGACAGGAACCGCGACGAACGTTGCCTTGATCGAGTAGTTGTTGGCCCGGAGCGAATTGATCTCGTCGAGCGGTGGGCTCGACATCGTTTTGTCGAGGACGACGTTATAGCCCTGGTCCTGAGCCGCCGTCAGGATCCGGCCGCTCAGATACGAAGACTCCTCGTGGAGCAGAGCGGCGTGCTCACCGTCGGTCATGCCTGGTACACGGGTCACCATCCCGCGATCTAACATCTGCTGTTTCACCACGTCAGGGTCGATATGCAGAAACCCATCGGAGTCGACGTCGACTCCATCGGGTTTGCGGCCGTCATGGAACCCCTCCGGGTGCGCCAACGCCGACGACTTGCCCGCTCCTGGTGGACCGCCGATCATCACGGCTTCGTTGTCCGAGCGGATCCCCGGCTGAGCCATCCAGGAATCGACGATCGCGTCGTGCTCGGCGGTTCGTTCGGCTGACCATGCGTCTCCCTCCCCCATGTCGTGCTCAGCCATCGTCGACGCCGCCGAGTGCTGATCGACCGTGTTCAACACTGCGGCCCGGTCAGCGTTCACCAACGGTGTCTCGGCGATCGCCGCGGCCAGGTCAGCGCGGGCTGCGGCCACCTCGGCCGGAGACTGCCGGCGGTTGACTTTCACGTCGTAGCTGCCAGTCGCCTGGCAGCCGCCGCCCTTGCACCATTTCCCGCCTTTGTCGCGAGGGACGTTGAACTCCGCTGACTCGGTGCGGGTCGGACGGTCGCAGACATCGCAGAACCCGGAGGCGACTGGGACGGTGATCGTCCGGGTGCCGTCACTCAGCTGATAGCCGAGCACCGCGAACTCGTCGGTCAGGTCGACGCTCGCCGCTGTCGTGAGAACGGTCGCCACGTCGGCGGCAGCGAAGTTCGCCAGCGCCAGCCGAGCCATCATGTTCTCGTTGATCCTCGAATGATCCGCGCCTCGGAACGCCACCGTCCCCGTGGAGCGAACAGAAGAAATAGCAATCGTGTCGAGCAGCTCGGCCGCACCGTCGAAGTCGTCCGTGTCGACCAGAGCGAACGGGACAGAACGATCGTCAGTCAGCAGCAGGACAGAGAACACACCCCGATGATAGGACCAGCACCGACAGTACGAAGGGACCGATCAGTCGGGAGCGAAACCAACAGCCTTGTACACAGCGGTCGCTTCTTCGCGTGTCAACAGCTTCGCATACACGGCGTGCGCGATCGTGAGCCCTGAGATGCCGTCACGTTCCTTCACGTTGCCGTCGGTCTCCGGGTAGGTCGGAGTGCGACGCCACACGTACTCGGCCTTCGCCGTTGCGAGGAACTCGTCGAAGTCGATCTCGCCCGAACGCAGTTTCCCGATCAGTTCTCTCAGCCGGATCATAATTCCATTGTATCCCCTGATGCGACAGTTTCGTCGATCACGAAGTCGTCGAGGTCTTCGTCGAAGATCATTTCCAGCTTGTCCGACGGCGGTCCGAACGACACGATCACCGGGTCGTTCTCCATCCGATCCCTGATGCTCATACGATGTCCACTTCCATATATCGGGCCACTTTCCCGGTGTTCGGGTCGACGTTGTCGATGATCTTCGTCACCTTGTACCGGGTGTTGCGAGGCATGATCGTCTCGAACTCATAGTTGGTTCCGGGAATGGTGTTTGCCCCACCGCTGTTCATGATCTTCGTGATGACCGATCCGGCGCTTTCGGAGCCGGGCTGAGCGAAGTTCAGGGCCCCGTCGGATTGAGAACTGAACGAACCGAACCCCGGCTCGACGAACACGGTGCCCACCGTGTAGTCGAGGTCGGCCATCGGCCCCCGGTTCTTGCCTCGGACCAGCTGCTCCGGCGCCGGGGAACCGGCATTGTCGAAAAGGCTGTCCATAGCCCCCGAAGCCTTCTCCGCTTGCGCCCCCCACGGGTCGCCGTACTTGTGGTGCTTGTTGACTTCGCGGTGTCCGCTGGCCGTGTAGAAACCGAGGAGCGAACGCTCTTCGGTGGTCCCGCCGTACTGGCCTGAATGGAAATCTGAGTAGCGCGTGTTGTGCGAGGCTCTTGAGGTGCCCACACCGGTCGGACGATTGTCTCGGGTCAACGTTTCGAGACGGGTGTGGCTGCCCGACCTGATCTCGTGGGTACCGCCGGTCGACGTCGTCAGCGAACCCTGGGCGTTCTGACCCTTCGTGTACGCCGCCTTCTTCCCGGCCCCCCACGAATCCCATCCGGCCGGTTTCGCGACCTCGACCTTGGCTGGCTGGCCAGCGTTGTTCTTCTTCGTCCAGGCAGCCTTTTTGCCTGGTGTCATCGAGTCCCAGTCCGCCGGTTTCGTCCCGGTCGAAACGGACGCCGCCGACGGTTTCGGTGGTTGCTTGATCGTGCCCGCCTTCAGACCGTTGCTGTTCCCCGCCGCCATCTGTGTCACAGCGAACTCAGATGTTGGGATGCGCGTCGGATCGACACCGGAGTCGATCAGGTCGTTGCGCTTCGTGATGTAATCCTTGTTCGACGACACCGCTGCCAGGTCCAGACCGGAATCGCTCAGCTCTGACGGATCGGTGTAGGACATCGGCCGGTGATGAGCGACGAACCGTTCCTTCTGCTCCCGGGACATCCCGGACACCTCGGCGTTCGTGTACTCCTTGTACTCGCCGTCTGACGGACCGCCCGTCACTTTGCGTTGTCCGGTCTCGCGCGCCATCGTCCGTTTCGACTCGACCGCGCCGGCTGGTTTGCCTGGCGGGTAGCCGAGAGAGTCGAGCTGCTGGCGGTCCATGATGTGAGAGTCGTTCGTTGAGATCGCGGTCTGGCGGCGCGAGGCAGGGTCGCTCGACATGTTTGCCAGGGGCTTCTCCGAAACGTTCGCAGCCAGATAGTCGTCGATGGCACCGTCCGATGCCTGTTCCAACGTAGAGGCCGACACGGGCCCGCCTGATGCGATGTCGGTGCGTAGCTCGGTGTCGATGCCGTCCTGCACCGCCTGAACCTCCTGCGCCTTCATCTTGTTCTGCTTCTTCGTCCATGCCGCTTTCTGTCCTGGCGACATGTTCTCCAACACCATCGGTCCCTGGATCGGATTCTCGAGGCCGGGCAGACCGGTCTGGCCTTGGCACTGGTGGCCTGAGCACCACCGGCCGTTCGGGGCGCTAGGGGTGGTTCCGGACGCGAGTAGACCGGCAAGCTCCGTCCAACCGCCGCAACCGTCGCACATGATCGACACGGCACCAGCCGACGCGACCAGCGGGTCGTCGATGTCGTAAATGTGATCCGGGTCGACGACCACATTGCCGACAACCCACTGCGTGTACGAACCCCAGAACGCGACGACCTCACGAACAAACAGGAACCCTTGGACCGGGCCGTCGAGCGTGTCGGCTTGCGGGTCGTCCCAGTCGAGCGGGAACGCGATCACCTCGTCGCCGATGCGGTCCATCGCCTCAGCCATCGTGATCCGGAACGCCGACGAGTACACCGACAAACTGGCCGACTCCCATGACGGTCGCACCGGGAACGGAGTCTCACCGCGCGACTTGTTGCACCCGGCGCACGACGGGATCAGGTTCGGGAAGCCCTTCGTCGTCGAGCCGTACTTACCTCCCTCGTTCAACGTGAGGATCTTGTCCTGCTCCATCGGAGCGAACCCGCCGCGCCCGCCCGGCGACGTCTTGATCCCACAGGACGTACATGGGGCGAACTTCTTCTTCCCGGCGAACTGCTCGAACAGGGCCTCGCCGCGTGCCCGGCGGTACTTCGCGCTGCCGCGGTTGTCGCCGCCGGCGCGGCCTCCCGACTCCTTCGCCTTGAGCGCCTGCGCCTTGTTTCCGGCGATGTCGGCCTGCGTCGGTTGGACGTTGTCGCGTGCCTTCTTGTTCGCTTTCGCCTTCGCCGCACGCGTCTCGCCGTCGGTCGCGAACCATTCGGACGGGGCCGACAAACGTAGGTGAGGCGGTTGCTTCGCGAACTCGGCGATGTCATCCGACGAGTACGTCTTACCTCCACCGTCCTGGCATCCGGCGCCCTTGCACCACGTGCCGTCACCAGCCCGAGGGACGCCGGCAGAGAACGCGAACTCGGCGCGAGGGAACCCGCAATCAGGGCAGTAGCGCGCCGCGGACGCGGTCAGGATCGCGCCAGAGAACGAGACCTGCTGAATCGTGGCAGGATCGACCGGTATGCCGTTGACGATGAACTGTGTGTAGTTGAGGTCGTCGACGTAGTTGACGAACAGGAAACCGATCTGTGTGGGTAGCTGCGGGAGGTCCGAAGCTTCCAGCGAGAAATCGCCGCCGGGAAGGGCGTCCCAACCCAGAGCACGGGCCCACACCTCCTTGCCGTCGAGGTCGATCATTCGGTCAAGGTCGATCATTCCGGGTACCTCACCATCGTGTCTCTGGTCGCCCACAGCTTGTTGCGTCCCTTGTTCGGGACGAAGCCGTGTCGCTTGTAGAACCGGGTGAGCGCTGTCTTCGATCCCTTGCCGATCGGTTCGGGAGTCAACGACATCGGGACGCCAGCCAAGTCTGCGGCGCCGGTGATCTTCGACATGATCTCCGACCCTTCGCCGCTGCCGCGACGGCCGTCAGGGATCACGATGCGGTCGAGGGACCAGTGACGTTCGCTGCGGATGTCGTCGGTGATCTGCAAGGTGATCCCCGGATGTTGCGCTTCGATCGACTGGATGAGACCGGTCGTCGTTGGCGCGCCCGAGCTGCCCGACCGAGTCCACCGACCGGAGTTGTCGCGTGGGACGTTCGCTGCGGACGAGACCAGCCCTCGGCCACCGCGGGCCTGGAAGCATCCGGCGCAAGCCGGCACAAGATTCGACACGGCCAGCGAACCTCCTTCGGACCACGGGATGATCGGTTCAGGGACCAGGATCGCGAGCCCGGAAAGCGGGTCTGGTGAAACGCGAAGCCCGCAATGGACGCACGGCACGAACCCGGCCTCGCCGCCGCCGAAGTCGTCGAGGACCGCCTGGCGGGCAGCGCGCCGTTGCGCGGGTGTCGGGACGATGTCCTTCCCGTCCGGTTCGGCTCGGCCCTTCTTGTATGAGGCTCGTGTCCTGGCCGCCCGGAACTGAGCGCGAGTCGCGTACCCCTGAGACACCCACAGCGAGTCGTTGCCGCGCAGCGACGAGCGAAGCTCGATCAGTAGCTCCGATCTGTTCATGTTGTGACGGCCACGGATTCCTTGCCCTCGAGCCAGCGTGAGCAACGCGGTCCGGTTCATCTGGTCGAACCGGTCCGGGCAGTCCGGGCCACCTGCAAGACCCTGCAGGCAGAGGGCTTTGATCAGCGCATGCTGCAGTTCGCCTTTCGTCATCTTCGAGCGTCCGACGATCTTGTCGGCGTTTGCTCGTTTTCTCAGCTCGTCGGTTGTGAGGCCGTCGATCCGCCGGACCTCTGTGCCTTCGACCGGAGCGAGGAAGCAACGGCAGTTCACTTTGAGAGGGAACGGCAACAGCGGGTCGCCCGGGTACCGAGCTGCGTATCCGCCGACGGTGAACGTCTCGCCGAACAGAACGGTTTCCTGGTCGGCTGCTGCATGGGTTTCGCGAACCCGGAGGTCGCGTTGAGTGACCCATCGCAACGCGGCCGGACGCGCTTCCTGCATCGCCGTCCAGATGCCGCCGTTGACGGCGCCGTTCATCTCGGTTCGGGTGACCTGAGCCGCCACCGCTTCGCTGAGAGGCGAGTCTTCGAGCAACGCCTTAGCAACAGCGGTCGGGGACCAGTCGAAGCCGGTCGGCCGCGACTCGACCCATCGAGACAGATTGCGGCGGATGTTCGACGCGTACTCGGACAGGCTTGCGATCTGTTTGGTGACGAGATCGGCGAACACCCCGACCGCACCGATCGCACCGAACGTGACGGCGCCAGCGATCAGCCCGTCGAGCATGCCGTCACCGATCTCGTCGGCGACGTGGCGCTGCACAAGCCCGTCCCATTCGTCGTCGGTGATGATCTGGTCTCCGGCCGCGGCGACCAGCGCGTCAGAGATGCGCGCCGCGACGATCTCGCGTGCGGCTGAGTACAGATCGGTGAATCCGGCTTCGGCTTCCTGGATCAGACCGCCGATCCATTCGTCGCTCAAGTGTCCGGCGGCCGGGTCCTCGGTCGCGAGCATCAGGCAGTCACGGCGTTGGCGAGCACGCCGACGACAAGGTCGCGCTGAACAGCAAGCCCCTGGTGTGTCCGGAGCGGTCTGAACATCTGGTCGATCGTTAGCTGGCCGAGCTCCTCGACAAGAGAGAACGCCGACGTCGCCGCGTGTTGCGTTGCGTCTGATATGTCCATGCCGCCGAGGACCAGGAAGTCTGTGATCCATTCACGGGTCCGGTCGCTTAGTTCGTCCCACGCTCCTTCGATGAGTCGTTCTGGTTTCAGGCTCAGCTGACGGAGATCAGCTGCAGTGACCAGAGCCATCACTTCGCGCGGGGTCTTGTTCGCGCAACGGTCGACGAGCATCGTCATCTCGGAACGTCCCTGCGTCGAGGACCGAACACGGTTGCCGGCGCGTTCGAGCGCGCGACGGATCGCTGCGTCTGACGCGGTCGAGATTCGTTCGACGAGCAGAGCCATCTCGATGTTCTGCGCCTCTTCGGGTGGGTCCGGTGTCTCGGTGCCCGATGTCGCGTCGACGATGTCTGTCGACTCGATCCCGGGTTCCACGTCGAGGTCGTCGGTGATCGTCGTCGGTCCGGGCGCTCCGAGCGATTCGATGTCGATGTTCTCCATCCCGTTGATCTCGACGATCAGCTTGCCGAAGATGTCTGGGCGTGTGCTGACCAGCTGCCACAGGCGGCGCTGCCGGACCGTTTCCGTCGACGCCATGTCGGCCTTCGAGAAACCGTTCGCGGTGAGGATGGCGTCGTCCGACAGCCAGTCCGCGAGGTCGCGCGCCGACTTCGCTTCGTCAGCTCGAGCGATCACGGGTGACGGATCGAACTCGATCTTGAACTGCGATGCCTCTTCGACGCTCATCCCCTCGAACAGTTCGAGCATCGGACGTAGGTAGGCGATCGTCAGGAAGTCGGCGATCAGTTTGCCGATCGGCTGAATGTGCTTGATGATGAACTCGGAGTCGAGGTTCGCTGCTGTCCAGTGATTCGTGCCTCCCTTGCCGCCGGTCGTGAACTCGCGTGGAGCGTCGAGACCGTCAGCGAGACGACCGAGGGCTTCCTGGCGAAGCTCCTGTAAGCCGAGCGAATCCATGTTGCGCGAGAGCGGGATGACTTCGATCCCCGACTTGCCTAGCTCGTTCGGTTTGCCGGTGATGACCAGCGGCATGATCCTGGCGGCAGACGTAGCGTCCTGCTGCGGGTATGTGACGTGATCGAACAGCTCGTCGATCAGGTCGGGTTCCTCGTCGTCGCCGTCCGCGTCCTGGTCTGCGGGAGCGTTCGAGCCCATCACCGCGAGGTCCTCCGGGATGAACAAGATGTCTGCCGGAATCTTCGACTTCGCGATCGCGTCGACGACCTGCGTCAACGTCAGGATCTCCTGCAGGATCGGGAGGACTCGACGGACCTGAGAGTCGGCGAGCTGGCTGTACCGGGGCGACGACTTCCAACAACGGGCCGTGTAGGAGTCTTCGCCGACGGACTTGCCTTCGCTGGCGAGCCCGGCCTCGCGACGGATCAAGTTCCCTTCGCCGTCGACGTACAACTCGTCGACCGACAGGAACTCCCAGATCAGTGAGTCGTCGTCGCCTAGCGTTGCCAGGAGCTGGCTCTCTCCGGTGCAGAACAGGTTGTACGCGGCGCGACGGACTTGCTCGTCGATCCCGCCTTGAGGTCCGACGAACGCTCGCATGACGTTCGTGGGCCGCTCGTCGTAGTCGTCGTCTGTCTCGTCGTCGTCGTCGAGCAGAGGATCGTTCGCGAGCCAATCAGCTTTGTCGTCGGACCATCGCCGCACCGGGAACCGGCACAGAGCGACGGTGTCGGCTTGCATGTTGACCAGAGCGCCAAGCTCGCCGACCTCTTCGACATAGTCGAGGCAACGGCTCTGCCATGTGCGGTCGAGTTTGGTCAGCCGGCGCCGCCGACGGCTGGACCGATCGTCGTCGCCGATCTTGCGGAGCGCCGAAGAAGTGACCTTCGGGGTTCGCTGCGGAACAATCATCGCCATCTCGGCCGTGCCACGACCGAACAGCTTGGACTTCGAGTCGGCCATTGCCGGAACGATACTCGCTCGGTCGGGTCCGGGCCCGTACCTCTCAGGTGGACAAATCGGTGTCCGACGAGTCGATGTGAGCGTGGCGTTCAGGCCGGGCGAAGACGAATCTCACAAGGCCCATACCGAACCGCATTCGCAGCGGATCAGTATTCCGGTCGACGAGTAGTCCCAGATCGGCACGGTGACACGCGTCTGTTTCTGAGCGTGTCGCAGAACGAACCGATGCCAGAACCTCACGGTTCAAGCTCGAAATCCGGGTGCAGGTCCACGATCAGCGACAGGATCATCGCGCCGGCGAGAGCGTCGACCAGCGGCCGGGCGACCCGGAATCGGTCGACGATCACCAACACCAACGTCACCCACATACCCAAGCAGTGTGGGCATGTGACCAGGTTCTTCACCCAAGCCTTGCGAGCCATCGTCTGCATGTCGAGCGCGCCGTACGTGTTCATCACCGGCTTGTCGAGGTACCCCTCAATCGTGGTCGCCAACGGTTATCCGATGTCCTCGATCATGTAGGCCCGGACCAGTCGCGTCGCAGCGAGACCAGCGATGAACGGTCGGATCACGCTTTCGCTTTCGATGGCAACACCGGGACTTCGGGTGTCTCGTCCAGGAGCACCGTCACGTTCGACGGCACCTTGCCGACTGAGCCTTTCGCTGCTGGCGGGGTCTCGTCGAAAACGTCTTCGTACTCAGCGACCAGCTCTGGGCTGCGGAGCCGTTTCGTTTCTCCGGCCCACCACAAGATGGTGCGCCACTCCCACGCGTCGAACCCGTTGACCTGGTTGCCTGACGGTTCGGGCATGCTGCCGCGACGGTTCGCTACGTGAACGCTGCGGCTGTCGATGCCGAGACGTTCACCGATCTCCATAGCCCCGACCGGGTCGACGTCGAGCCACGTCGAGTTGTCTCCGCGATCCGGGACGGGCCGATCGAACGGCCTCCACTTCTTGTCGTCTTCCACGACTGGTACTGTAGCACTCACGGTTACATGTCCTTTCCGAGCGCTTTACCTAACAGCCGTGCGAACACGTCGCCGTACGTTGAGGTTTGCGCCATAGTTGAGCGGTCGCCGTCTGTGACGACTCGCATTTCTTTCCGCTTCGCAGCGAGGACGTCGATCCGGAACTCGTCGATCGTGTCGACGCACACCAGATAGGTCGAGACGATGTTGTGCGGGTCGTTCATTCGCCAGGCGGCGCGAGCGTCGGCCTGGTCGTGCTGTCCGGGCACCCAACAGAGCTGAGAGTGCAGGACGTTGTGCGCCTCGGTCAGAGTGAGCCCTTCGCCGGCTGCGTCGATCTGCAGGACCAGCGCCTGCAGATAGTCGGCTTCGTCGACGTGGTCCTCCTGCTGGAACCGGTCGCACAGAACCGAGCGGTCGCCGTGTTTCACGCTGCCGTCGATGAAAGGGATCGCCGGGGACGTCGACCCCGACAGGGCTCGCACCATGTCGGTGTTCTCGGCGAACACGAGCAGTTTCTCGCCGGTCGTCAAAAAGTCCGACACCCACTCCTTCGCCGCCTTGATCTTGGCTTGCCCGGCCAGACGACAGAGCGTGTTGACGACCATCAACTGTTCCGCCGAGCCGGCCCTCATCTCGGCTTCGAGCGCGGCGGCTTGCGGGTCGAGGCCGAGCGCGACCGCTTTCTCCATCGCCCGGTTGCGGAGGAACTCGATGATGTCGTCTTCGGCCTTGCGGTACTGCGCCATGATCTCCGGGTCGCCGTCGACGTAGACGATGTTCGGAACGATCTCGGCGGTGCCGTCGGCTCTCAGGGCCCCGATCGCCTTGAGCACCTCGTCAGGATCCGGGCGCCACGCGCACACGGTGCGGAGGCGACGCGACAGGCGCGTGTCTCCCTTGATCTGTTTCCTGTCGCCGAACTCTCCGGCCCGGCCGATGACTCGGAGCTGCGGTTCCACGTCGACTCTCTTGTTCCGGACCGGGGTGCCGGTGAGTAGGAACCGGGGGGCTTCAGGCTCCAACGATTCCGACACAGCGAGGATGCCCTTCGAGCGGTTGGTTCGCAGGTTGATGCAGCGGTGGCCTTCGTCAACGACCAGCGACCGGACTCCCAGCTCGATCAGAGCGTTGCACCACGATCGCTCTTGGTCAGGTCTGCCGATGACATCGTAATTCGCGATGAACACGTCAGGGGTTGCGAGCGGCAGCTGAGCGATGCGGCCCTCGCACACGAACGTCGTGCGGTGAGGGAGCACCGCCTTCGTCTCGCGCACCCAGTTCGTTTTCAGGCCAGCTGGCGGGATCACGAGGACCGGGAAACAATCGTCTCCGAGGTCGACCGTGATCTGTTCGAGCGCGGCGAGCGCGACCGTCGTGTTATGCGTGACGATGTGCCCCTCCGTGATGAACCGGTGCTCCGGATCGTCAACAGCTATGCACGTGGAAGTCCCGTCCTCGACCTGGTCGATACTGACGATTCGGCGGGCAGCGGGGTACTTCGTCGGCATCTGGTAGGCGTTCGCCTTTCGAGGGACGCTGAACGGGCACAATCCCTTCGGGAGTTTCACGCTCACTCTCCACGAGGGGAGGCCGTCGCGCACCTCGCCCTTGTACGGGTAGGTGGTGATGCGGCTGCCGGACTTTCGGGCGATGCCGCCGAGCGACTGGACCAGCTCGATGAGGCCGTCGATGAGGCGCTCGCTGGTGCTGCTGAACTCGTTCCGGGAGCCGCCCCGGTGGTCGGCTGAGCCGTCGGTGTCCATGAGCCCTTGGACCAGTGCCAGGCGAGAGCTGACGTCAGCACACAGAGCGGATGCCGGGACGAACCTCTCGCATGAACTGAGGCGGGCTAAACCGTATTCGATCAGTAGTGCGTTGAATGTTGTGCCGAGATGGACACGGCGAACTCCTTGTCTTTCAACCCCGCTGGCGGTGACCCCGCATCGGTCGGCGATGGCTGCGGCGTCTTCGGCGTTCGCGGATACCTCTGCGGTCGAGGTGTTACGGGTCCCGTCCCCAAGCCAAACCCCGAGGGCGTAGGCGTGAGACATGGGGGCCCCGTCGTTGACGGCGACCACGGGGATGTCCAGACGGTTCAACCACTCTCCCGGCCGGGATGGAACCGGAGTCCGGAATCGGTACAAGCCGTCGCCGAGCATGTCGGACGTCGAGCAGACCTCCCATGAGCGTTTCGTCCCAGCGATGCGAACAGACCAACGGTGGGCTGAGTCCACCACGACCGAGGCGCCGTCGTTCATCGTGACCCGGTAGAGGGACTGACGAGGTTGAGGGAACACGCCTGTCACCGAGACGACCGAGCCCGTCGATC